ATGTTACGGTTGTCCAGTTTTCAAATCAAAAAACTTAACAAAATGTGATTTTTAGCATATTTAACCGGTTAATATCCGATTATGTAGGCTAAAACCACCATAAATTGTGATTTTTTCACAAAAAGATGGATTAAGACATCATTAGAAAAGATAAGGGGTAAAAATTACCACATATGTTGAACATAAATGTAAACCTATAAGCTTACAAAACAGTTGAAAATTTAAACTTGTAGGCTTAAATAACAAGAACAATGAGTGAACCAGAAACAGGATGGGTAAGTGCTCTTATTAAGTGTGACTTATGTGGTTATGAATCACTGTCAGTACACCATGAGTCATGTGATAAGCTTGAGTGTGCTAACTGTGGGCGCATGTCTCACTATGAAGTTTTAGAATATTATACAGAAGAGTCATGAAGATAGATCAAGAAGATTTTAACCGTAAAGCACAGCATATTCTTGATACTGTTGTAAAACCACAGGTTGAAAAGTATGAACAATCTAAAAAACTAAAAACTATGAAACTAAACAGAGAAGACCGTAGAGAAGAGATGGCTGGTATTAGCACCATGGTATTATTAATTTTTGTTACTATATGTGCAATTGGTGCTACTTTACAAGTAATTTTTAATTTATTTTAAAATGGAAGATTATCCAAAATGGGTAAACAATCTTGTTTACTTTTTAGCAGGCATTGGCTTCGGTCATTTATTATTTAACTTTATATTCTAAGTTATGCCGGATATGTCAATGTGTAAAGGAACAGATTGTCCATTAAAAGACACATGTTATAGGTATAAGGCTATAGCAAGTGAATTTAGACAGTCATACTTCTTTGATCTACCTTACAATAAAGAAGAAGAGAAATGTGATTATTATTGGCCAACTAAAATTATGACAGATGGGAAAGATAATTCTTGAGTTTGATTCTATTGAAGAAAAGGAAGATGCAAGAGATGCATTAGATGGTCCTAGATGGAAACTAGTTGTTTGGGATATTGACCAAAAACTACGTGAGATAACCAAATATGGTTATGTTGACAAGAAAGAAGCTACTGATCAAGAAAGAGATTTAGCTGATAGACTTAGAAAGGAATTAAGAGGAATATTAGAAGACTATAATTTAAATCTAGAATAGTATGAGTGTAAATAAGAAAGACTACAAAATTGTAGAAGTACAAGATGGTTATCAAACCAAGTATGCAGTAAAGAAAAGATTCTTATGGTTCTTTTGGAAGACTGTTAAGAATAATGCAGGATTTGATATTGAGTATACCTCAAGAAGAGCTGCACAATCTTACATTAACTTTTTAAAGTGATAATTTCTACATGTGTTAGGAAAGTACAGCGGATTAAGAGATTATGTCAGTTGTAGAGAAAGTCACTAGAAAGAGTATGATTATTAGACCAAGTGGAAGGAGCACTGATTACATTGCTCCTTCTTTTGGTCATGGCTGTTTGTATAATTGTAGTTACTGTTATATGAAGAGGCATAAGCCGGAAGGATTATCTGTAGCTAAGAATACTATGGATATCCTGACAGAAATCAATTCCCATGCATTTTTTGCAGATGTAGAGAAACCAAATCAAACTGGAGATTATATTACATATGATATCAGTTGTAATGAGGATTTTGCTCTACATGCTAAGTATCATGATTGGAGAACAATCTTTAAGTTCTTTAGAGATCATCCTCTTGCTATGGGTTCATTTGCTACCAAGTATGTAAATAAAGAGTTATTAACTTTTGGTCCTGAAGGCAAGATTAGAATTAGGTTTAGTCTAATGCCTTATGAACTAATGGAACATCTTGAGCCTAATACAAGTAAACTTTATGAGAGACTTAGAGCTGTTTACGAATTTAGAAATGCTGGTTATGAAGTTCACTTAAACTTTAGTCCTGTTATTGTACATGATAACTGGTTACAGCATTATATGAGTTTGTTTAACACTATAGACAGAATGGCCAAAACAGATGGCTGGGCTGATGATAGAGTTAAAGCTGAGGTAATCTTTTTAACTCATAATGAAGAAAAGCATTGGTATAACGTAGCAAATAAATTACCAGGTGAAGAGTTTCTTTGGACACCTAAGATACAAGAAGGTAAGATATCTCAGTATGGTGGTAAAAATGTAAGGTATGAGCATAATAGAAAGGCAGACTACATAAAACAGTTTATTCAAATACATGATAGTATAATACCTTGGAATACCATCAGATACATCTTTTAATATGGAAAAGAAAATAACACATGAAATGCTGGAGTTATCAGCAAAGATTGCAAAAGAGCATTATGAATTAACAGATAATGTAGATAGAAACTTAAACTATTTGTGGTATATGTACCATAAGGGTAGTAAAGTTGGAACATTCCGTCCTTTTGTATATATGGCAGAGTTACAACTGCTAAAGAGAATGGGCTACATTAATGATACTGAGATTAAAAACATGATTGCAATGTTAGAATCTTCAGATGAAGAGAATCTGCACATGGTTACTCTATCAATTAAAAGCTTTAGAGATCTAAGAGTAAAAGAACATGGTGAGTATAGTAAAGTGAATAAGGCATATACAAAGATTGCTAAAGATTATCCACATGAAATTCTTAACCATGAAGTATTTATGAAAACAATGTCACCAGCTAATGGCTAATCTAGTTAAAGAACACATTATTGCTGAAATGAAAGCAACTAATAAAAACCTTAAAGACATGATACCAAAAGCTGTAGCTGGATATGTAAGAGCAAAGTATAAATGTTCTCCATATTTAGCCAGGACTATTGCAAAAGAACTAACACAATGACAGAACAAGATTTAATTGACCTTGGATTTAATAAAGTTGAAATAACCAATGAAGAGAGTCAAAATGGGTATGATTACTACTATTATGTACTAGAGGTATTTGATAATCTAGCACTTATATCCACAGACAATGATTTAGTAGAAGCTGAAGATGAATGGTTTGTGGGTAATTTTGATTGGCCGGATAAGAAGTTTAAGCTTCATTCAAAGGAGGAAGTTCAGAGCTTTCTTCATTCAGTAGGTCAGTTTTCTTCATAAGCTTAGCTTTTTCAGAAAGCATAGTAGAAAGAATGAGTGTAGATGCAGATTCCCAAGCATCATCAATTTCTTGAGATAAAACATCAAATGGCATAGTAGTCTTTAATATTTCTCCTGTACGGAGATGTATTTTACTACCTGCATCAGGATTTCTGGGATTGACAAAAGATATTCTTGTTATGTGAGTAACATTTAGGTGCTCAATATATGGGCCCTGCTCATCTTTAAATTCAATTGGTAGAAACATCAGACTATTTGGTTACCTTCTATTTTGTAATTGTGAACTTGTACTAAGTTACCATTTCTTTTTAGAATAGCAAATCCATGATTCCACTCATTTATTTCTAAATATTCTGGAGTGAGTTCACATAAGCAACCAAGACTATATCCACGGATAGTTGTAGAGTCATTAGGACCATATACTCTCTGTGAGCTAGAACTTGTTTTGTGAAAGTGATTTATAAGACAATTTGCTTTTAGTTTCATTAGAGCAGTGCGGGCTGGTACTACACCACCTGCACCAGGGATTTTGTCTCCATGCTCTATAAGAAAGTCACCAAAGACAACTTTAGATCTAAATGGAATATATTGTACACCATATTCAGCTACATGTAGAAGTACATCTAGTCTGAATTCATCCATGTCTAATAGTTCTGATGCTTTAACTCTAAGGTATCTTTCAAATCTATTCTCATGGTTACCTGGGATAAAGTATATTGGAATATTTGGAAATCTGGATCTGCAGTAATCTAAGAATTGTCTGCCTGCTTCTATTTCTTGTTTGAAGTGAACCATTCTTGGATCTTTCTCATGGAAAGAGAGTTGGTAAAAGTCTAACATGTCACCGTTGATAAACAGGGACTCTATGTTTTGCTTTTCCATCTCATTAAATGCTGCTTCTATAGCATCATTATCTTGATATGGTATATGAAGGTCACCTATAACTCCTACTGAGTTGCAACCTGATGGAAATATAAAAGTATCACGCTTAGTTGCATAAGACTCTGGTAGGAATTTTTCTTTCATATTTATGTCAACTTTAAGTTCTTGCTGAAATTGTTTATTTTGCAAGCTTTTTCTATGTGCTTTGCCATATTGACCTCTATAGTATCTTACTTTACCATAGACAGATTCAAGTGAATTAAGAACAGGATTTTCAGAATATATTTTTCTGGCTAGAGTTTTTGAAGGAGCTTCTGGAAATCTTTCTAGGTAATCTAATACTATCTGAGTATCTTTACTTATCTGACTATTATTTCCAGGAATTCTTTCCATATCTATTAATAATATACAAAAAAATCAGCTTATGTTTACTACTAAATTAGTTAAACGCGGAGGTAAGTTAGTTTATCCTGATGATAAATCCAAATTAAATTTTCAAATCTTTATTGATAAACTAGCTGATGGACAGCAAGTTGAGGTATTTATGGGTTTAACCTCTGACAATGCCTCATTAGCTCAGATTGCTAAAGTGCATGCATGTATACGTACACTAGCACAAGAATCTGGCTATACTTTTGATGAAATGAAAAGGATTATTAAGACCCATGCTGGTCTTTGTTATGATGCAGGAGATGCAGAGATTTGTAAATCTTTTGCTGACTGCAGTAAAATGGAATTGGCTCTAGCAATAGAGTCTTGTGTAGAAATAGGTAAAGACTTTAATCTTAGTTTTTAAGCTCTTCATTTACATTTTTTTCAGCATCAAAATCTTTTTCTTCAAAAAGATTATTATCTGTAGCTTGTTTTTCTATTTCTGCAAGCAATAATGTAATTGTATAGAAGGATCTTTCTTCTTGAGAAAGTTCAACATAAGATTTTTTAATTATATCTTGAATTAAATTCTCATTAAAACCTTTTTCTTGAAGTCTATTAAAAAGATCAAATAAAACAGATTTTACCATAATGTAATATGTTTTATTTACAGGGACATGAATTATAGCATCGTCTTTGATTTCTTTTACGGTTACTTTAGCCATTATATTATACTTTTTTAACAAATATACATGATTATGAACAATATATTAGACATTGATGATTATAAACAAAAAATATTTAATAAACTTGAACCAAGTGGTTGGGGTAGAGTTCTTAAACCTTTTATATTTAGTTTAGAATTTGAAAAGATTCTTACTGATTTATACAATATGTCAAATGATGGTAAAAGGTTTACACCTATATTAAAAGATGTATTTAGAGCGTTTGAAGAATGTCCATATGATGAACTTAAAGTAGTTATAGTTGGACAAGACCCTTATCCAACAATTGGTGTAGCAGATGGTATTGCATTTAGTTGTGGTAAATCTGAAAGAGAACAACCTTCTTTAAGATTCATTCTTGATGAAGTTGAGAAATTATACCCAAACGGGTATGAAAGACCTCTAGACCTAGTAAAATGGTCCCGACAGGGTATACTTATGCTTAATACAGCTCTTACAACTGAAGTTGGTAAGATTGGTCAGCATTATGAAATCTGGGCTCCATTTGTAGCATATGTATTTGACTATCTTAAAAACTTTAATCCAGGATTGGTTTATTTGTATTTAGGTAAAAAATCTCAGGAATGGTCTGAAACATGTGGAGATAATTGTATTAAATTTACAGCCTCACATCCTGCAAGTGCTGCATACAATGGTAGCAAATGGGATTCTAAAGGTGTCTTTGGACAAGTCGGAGATACTGTACAGCATTTGTATAACTATAAAATTATCTGGTAATGAGAGAAATCTTTATTAGGATGAACCAAATGGGCTTAACACCTAACATGTTGTATGTTCTATACTGTATGCACAG